TCCATATCAATCTTTCCTGGCGTCTTCTTTACCATCTGCAGCTGATATTCTTCTCACATCCGGTTTAATACCTAAAGCAGAACACACTAAAGTGTCAAGCCTTACTATTTCATTATTAATAGTTTTTACTCTATTATCAAGAGCTTTAATCATAATGTTTAAAGTTTGTACGCTACTAACAACAGAATTTAAAATGTATTTCAAAAGCAAAATGATAAAAAACCCACCGCCTATTACAGCTGCCACAGAAAAGCCAAGATCCGCAATTAATGTAAAAGCTTCCATAAGAGTAAATAATTACCGTTCCTTTATATAAATTCCCTCACTTTCTTAATAACTATTTTAATTAATCTGCATTTTTAGAGGCAGATTTGCCACCACAAAGACGAACTGAGTAATATGCAGCATATTTTTTCCATTTAGGAACTGGAGGTTCCGCAGAATTCATTCCTAATAAAAAAACTTTATCGGATATTGCCCTTGCTTTTTTCCAAGTAGGTTTATGAAAATTATTTCCGTGATAATATTTTCTTAAACTAGCATAAAGGTGATCGTGAATAACAGCACCACGAGCTACATCCCACGGAGCGATAAAAGCCCAACAGATACGGGGAACAGAAGCTAGGTCTGTTTTCATTCCTTTTTCACAGGTAATTTTACCTGTTAAATTATTTATATTTGCGCCTACCACCTCTAAACATCTAATTTGTTTACTAGTTAATTTGTTACTAATAAACGATAAACTTTTATTTAGCACCCACGTTTTAGGTGGTGTAAATTCAGCATTAATTTTTCCGTCAAATTGTCCCACAATATTACTCCACTGATACTTCTAATCTTTTTATTACTTTTTTTCAAATATGTTGGAAATACGTCGAACATAACGAATACCATAACAATCAATAATAGACTATCTCTCCAGGCAAAAATTAAATGTTCAATATAAGTTAAGTCAATATCTTTTGGATGCTTTTTATTAATAAACACTATACTCTCCAATTTTTAGTTAAATAAGAAAAGCCCCTAACAAACAAAATTTTGCAAGGGGCTTAAGGGTTGGAATTATGATTATATCATTATTTTTTGTTACGCCGTATATAATTTCGTTTACGTTTTTTACGAGGTTTAGGGGCGTTTGCAACTCCAAAACTCCAATCTGCTGAAACTGTATTCTGTTTGCGTAGTCTTTTTAGTTTCCTAGGTTTTTGACTCCGTTGAAGAACTTCAGGAACAATTGTCATAATAATTTATTAGCTTTTTTATTTTCAGCAGTCTTTACTAAATCCTTAACTCTAGAAGAAGGATATTCCACAACTGGGTTATATCCTCTATTTCGAAGAGTTTCATAATAAAGAGACTGCTTTCCATATTCATCGTTCAACTTACGCTTTTCAGTAGGCGTTAGTGTATTTTCGGTGAAACCTTGAATCTCACCTCCTATATGAACTATGTCTCCATCTCCTCTCACTTTTTCTTGCTGTTCTAACTTTTGCCAGATTGAAGAACGTGGAGGACCAGCGTATCGACTAGCCATCAATACACCTAATAAGTAGTTCCAGTTGATTTACTTTTTCTGGGTCCAAGTCTTCCCCTAGGACTACTAACTGCCTTACCCTGTGCTGATGTAAAATGAGCGACAGGGTCAGCATGTTGATTAATTTCAGCGCGAGTTGCTTCACGAGCTAGTTCTTCATACTGATAACGTGCTCGTTTACGAGTATCACTAAAAGTTGTGAGAACATCCTCAACAAAACCTTGGGCAACAGAACCAATTTTCATAATAGTTCCATCACCACGAATTTTCTTACGCTGAGCAATCAACTGAGCCTCAGTTAAATGAGGGGGACCTGCATAGCGTTCTTTAGCCATTTTAGCTTAATGAACCTTTAGCGGTAGTTCCGTAGCCAGGACGATAACCACTTAGCTTCTTAGCTTTTTGTGGACCTTTAGAAACTCCATCAATCGGTTCTAGACGTGCTTTACCTTTTACTTTTGGACCCGCGTTAATAAGTCCAGGCGCAGCATATAAGACTTCATTAGAATTAACTGGATGAGTTCCGCCAAGAGGTCCCTTAGAGGTCCCTCCAGCAGGAGTCTTATCATAAGATCCCATAAGGTCAGTTCCAGCTCCTGGAACAGTTAGAATACGACGCGAAGGGGCATCTACTCCTTTTTTTGCCATTACTTTCTCCTTTTAATGAAAGATAAATATTATCCTTCTTACTCCCTCTATATTACAGGGATTTTGGTTGGTTGTCAAAATTTAAATTTTTAGCTTATACATAAACGATATTTAACTTCGTTTACGTTTTATTTCAGCAATTTTCTTGGAATTGGTCGTTCCATATAACATTCTATATGCACGATCACGAATTTTTTTACGATCTGCTGCTGATAATCCCTTAGCTTTGGGTAACATCGCTAATGCACTACGAGCATGAGATTTATCGGGCATTGGAAAACGATAACGCGTGGAACCTCCACGAGGTCCTTTGGTTTTTTCAACGATAGTTGCTGAAGATTTACGTGTTTTCGTTTTTATAGAACGTCCCCCACCTGGATGTTTTTGCATAATCCTAGAAGATGAACGTCTGCTTTTCTCAGGCATTTTACTTCTTCTTTTTAAACCCGTAAGAACCTTTAGGTTTACGAGTTCCTTTAGCTACATCACGACGTCCTTTCATAGACATCTTTTTGCCTTTCTCTTTACCACTTTTTGCACCAAGCTGTTCATCTTTTCGGTCATTATAACCTTGTTTATAACCAGCCTTATAATCTGGTGAAGTTTTTTTAGCTACCATTTATTTTCTCCTTTTTTTAGACTTTTTCTTTTTACCAGCCATCTCTAAAGCAATTGCAGTAGCTTGTTTTATACCATAACCTTCTTTACGTAATTTACTGATATTACTATAAATAGCCTGTGGATTTTTTCCTTTTTTAAGAGGCATTTTCTTTCTTCTTTCGATCTATAACTTCTTGGTTAAGACGCTTGATATCCTCTGCCCATTGTTTAGTTTCTTCATCACCAAGTACACCTAGTCTACGAGAAACTACATCAGGCAATAAACCTAGACTAGCACAGTGCATCGCATGGTTCATAGTTCCAAAGGCTGATATATTACCATTCGACATAACGTATTTGCCATCGTCTCTATAGTTGCATGTATCACTAGATGTTGAAGCTGTAACACTCCCTATAAGTATAATAGTTGCTGCAGCAGAAACTAAAAACAACGGTAATTTTCTCATTTTAATCCTTCTCATCTTCATTCTCTTCTTCTTCTTTTGGCTCTGGGTTATCACCAATAATAAATCCATATTTATTCTCTCGTAAGAAAATTCGAATCTCTGCTATTGGGCGACTCCAAGCCATATGAGATACAACATTACCCCACCCATAAGCAGATACCATACTAGGAACACCTATTAATTCATATGTTCTCCGAGGACTATATACATATAAGCTGCCACCAGAATTTCCAAAAATAATAGGGGAACTTGAAAGATATAATTCATTACCATCTTGATCCCTACCATAACCAGCTAAAAGACCCATTGTAGGAAACGGAGGTTTCCCAAGTCCTGCACCTACTGCATAAACAGTCTGAAAAATCCACGGACCCTCATCTAATCCCTCTGGATATAAAGTAGCTACATAAGGCATTTGTCGCTCAGTGTCTTTAACCCTTAAGAGCGCTAAATCCCGACTCTTATCATAGGCCATAATATCAGCTATTCGTCCCATTGTACCAATAGCAGTACTAAAGTTATTATATTCCCATAAATCAATATTTACAGGGCGTCGATTTTCGGTTTCAACGTGTTTATTTTTTTCGGGACTCCAAACTTCAGTTATTTTTATATAACTTTGAATCACATGGTAATTTGTAAGAACATAACTTGCATAACTCTGATTTTCATCTAACTCAGAATAAATTACCGTGCCAGAGCCAGTACCATTAGCTAACCTTACAAGCACTGTCGGATATAACATTTCCATATGTTCTTGCTCAGGTGTAATCCCACTTTTCTTAGGATTAGCATAACCCAAAGAAGTACTAAATATTAAAATTGCTACTAAAAACACTGTTGAAAATATCTTCATTATTTTTTTCCCTTCACTTATCTTCGTCGATAATCCATTAATCATCCGTAGTTGTACAGTCACAACAACCAGAACCAGGTACACAAGGACTGCATTCACAAGGGTCACACATACACTCAGGAATAGGACACGTTACTGAATTTTCTGACATAATAAACACCTCTTTTTTTAAAAAATTTACACGCAAAATAATGTATAAATTATACTTAATTTTTATACAGTCGGCAATATTTAAATTATTAAATTACAACTTACCAACCACCGCATAAATTAATTTAATTCCTAATTCATCAGAAGACTCTAAGGCTCTTCCAACTACAGCAAAGATATTTTTTTTCTCGGCTGCTATTGCAATCCCAGTCTGAGAACTTGCTACCAAACGTTGTCCTTTTAAAACTTTACCAATTACTTTTACTGGAACTTTACCTGCTAAAGCAACATAGGGATGAGTCTCGTTAGAACCACCACCTGCATTCATAGCATAAGCAGGCTGGGAAGAAATCACTCCAAAAACATCAGGGGTACTTTCACGATCAGTTTTTGTAATTTCTTTTTCTCCTCCAATCATTACAACATCCCCATCTTCTAACAACATATCAGACTCAAATCGTTCTGCCAAGTCAGCGTATAAAGCAGAAGTTGCTTGTCCATAGAAATTAGTAGCATGCATAGAACGCCATTTATTACTCGCACCTCCAACATCATAAGTAGTAGTAGCATTAGGATAAAAACCACCAGTATTAGCAGTCATTCTATGAGTTCCTCCAGCAGTAACTCCTATAGAATCAGCACCTGTTCTATACAATCCGGTGTTAGTGTCACTACTAAACCCTAAAGCAGGTGCGGCAGCACTTCCATTAGCCACACGCAATTCTGCCGCAAAAGTAGCAGTTCCGCCAATATAAGCATTACTCTTAACGTCTAAATTAGCTTGAGGAACTCTTCCGTCCGTATAGCCGACTGCTAAACTTCGAGTAACAGAAACATTACCTGTTACATTTGCAGCATAAGAAATTGAAATGGGATTAGCTAGTTTAGCAGAAGTAATAGTTCCGTCGGCAGGAACACTTACATCAGCAATGGCTCCAGCAGCATTAGCTGTTCTTAAATAAAGACGATTATTAGCAGCACCAGCAGAGTTGCCAACTACACAAATTAACTCACCCTCTTCGAATGCCGTAAATTTCCCTCCAGATCCTAATGCGCCAGCAGTTGCTAAATCTTTAACAATTCTAGTTCCTATTCCAACCCTTGTAAAATTACGAATTATATGCCCAGCCTGTCCTCTAAAGTGATTACTATCTCTAATATAGAGAGCAGCATTAGCAGAATCCCTATAAAGCATTCCATCTTCAAGAGCAGTACTTCCTTCATTAACAACGTCCCCTGCCGCAGGTAATTGATTCCCATAAAAACATCTAAGCACTGCCTCAAAACTACTATTCCAATTCGTGCGTGAAACAGCCAACGTTTGAGACGCTGCTGGTAATGTAAAACTATATGATGACATTTTTTATTTTCTCCTTTTAAATTCCTACTGCTTCTACAGTAACTTTGCCTACGTTTATAAGTCGATCAGCGGCTGATTCTTGATCCTTTCCAGGATAATTAGTACTATCTACTATCGCCCCATTTTAATCAAAATATAAATTAACATTATCATATTTATTCGTAACATTACTCACCACAGCTATAAGACCAATTCTAGTATTACTAATAGTAGCTGTTACCGAAGGAGCATTTTTAAATTCAGTACTTATATAATTAAATCCTGCTCCAGCTTTACCAGC